GTTTTGCACAATGGCAACAAGGACGTTTTGACAATTTAGAAACAACGTCTTTAGAGTTAACTACGCCATCTTATAGTTTGCCGAACATATTTTTAGATACTAAAAGTCTAGATGATTTGTATACTGACTGTAAAGCAATACAAACAGATCAAGAATCTGGAGCATTGCCATACAAGTTTTTAACATTTAGACCAAACTCGTCATGGAATGCGTTAGGAACATATCTAAACTTTTCAAAGTTTAATATTTTAAATGACAAAATAAAATCTATATACGGAGTATTTAGTAGTGGAATTATACTAATTGATGGAGGATATTATAATACATCTCCAACAGAAACTTTTGATGCAGAATACTATAATACAGCAAGTTGGATAGAGTCATACGATGCTGGAATTTCAGCTGCAGATGGAACCGTTCAAACATTAATTAAAATTTATAACACACTAACTGATGACTTTTTTATTACAAGGCTTAATGGAAATATAGTTGAATATGTCTTAAATTATAATGGAATAGAAGAAACAATATATACAACAGAGGCAATTGAGCCAGATCAATTATTTGCAGTTGGAATTGACATAGATGATTTGTCTAATGTTTTTGGAGGAAATGTTTCAGCATTTTTTGGTAATGTAAATGGCCTAAAGATTTATATTGCTGGAGATGAGCAAACTTTTAATTCATTTTCTGGTAAAATTTACTCGTTAGGTTTTACAACAGAGCTTAACCATAAATCAATAGCAGATTACTTTAATGAATATGGAGTTGTTAATTTTGATGATTTGTCTGTTAGTGGGGTAACAGAAGAAACAAATGCTATTGCTCTTATAAACCATTTAGCAAGCTATACCTTATTACCAATAGAGGCATATGATGAATTCTTCCTTGATATTGGAGTATCTGGATACTGGGAAGACTACCTTCCCCTATCTTATTTTGCTAAATATGTTGATAATTCCCAAGGTGCTTCTTTCTATGATTTAGATTTTTTACAGTTTAATGTTGGCTATCCATCTCCATCAAAACTTTTAGAAAAAGAAACAACTTCTTCTTGGACGTATGAAGAACTAAAGGAAAGTTATTCGGCACCTATTCAACAAACCTATTACCAGATAGACAATAGCCTTATAACTGGCTGGGATAACTATGAAGACTTAGCTCAAAAAGCATTAAAGTATTACGAGTATGATACATCAGACTCATTTGTTAAAACCTATGTTACTTTTCAATATATAGCAGATGGAGCAAATGCTCTTGATGATAGCTTTACTATAAACGTGCCAGCCAAAGAAGGATCAATTATTGATATTGATAACTATCCAGACTGGGCTGCTAGCAAGTTTGAGATTGTAGATAATACAATTATTTATCCTAGCAAGTCTGTAGATTTCAATGACCTAGCAGTTGTATATTCTATTGACTTTAATGTGCGTGGAATTATAAATAGACCAATTAAAATTAAAGAATTAGAGATAGCCTCTCAAGCACTTAGCGATAATGCCTTTAACTCGGTAGGCACTAGGTTTGGAGTTGACCTAATTCCGTATAAGAAGTCTGGAATTTATTTTGACTATAAGTCAAAGAATCCTTTTAGTATTTATAAGTCAAGCACACCATATCTTTATTTAACAAAAAATTCTGGAATAGAAGTTCGTGGAGATTTTGAGTTTGAAACAAATCGTGGTATTGCTATGCCAATTAATAAAGAATTATCAGATGAGTATCGTGTAAGCTCAATGCAGGCTTGGATGTTTGCAAATCAAGATTCTTTTTCTGCGTCACCAATCGAGATCTTTGAAATTAGATATAAAGAAGATACAATTAAATTTTACATGGTTGCTGATAGCCCATCTGGATCAAGAGCAAAGATATACGCAACTAGCAGTTTAACTGGAACAGAATATACAGGACTAACGTATTTTTGGAACGGTATATCAGTTCAAAATCCAATTATTACAATAAAAGAATGGGGATCGTTAGGGCTACAGTTCTCATCTGCACTAAACTTTGGTTTATATATTGGTGCAATTAATCTAAATGGTCCAATACTATTTAATAACATATCTTTCTATCAGGCAAATAATTTACAACAAATTCAGAGTATTGTAACTAGACCTTGGCTAAAGGTTAAGACCAGTGAAGGGGTAGTAAACACATGGTCATATTGGAGTGAAAACTATGACTGGCAAGAGGCTTTAGTTGTTTCAAGCTCAGAGCTATACGGAGTTAACCCTACAGATGTGTACAAGAATTATCTTGGAACTAATAAGATTATCATTGATGATAATGAAGGCATGACGTTTGATGCTAATAAAGTTAAGGTATATAAGGATACTGAGTGGCAGACAAGTACTCTATTGCCAGTCTAATATGGTATACTTGAAGTTATGGATTCATTAATAAACCCAAAAACTGGCAAACCTATTGTCAACAACGTACGCAGAAAAGTCATTGATAAGCACTATGACTGGGGACTTTATGTATATAAGAAGTCAACAGGCAAGTGGTTTACAGACGGATCAGGCTCAGTTTTAAACATACCTGCACAAAAAGGTGACATAAGCAAGATTGCCGAGCTAAAAAGAGAAGCAATCGCTTGTGGAGATGACGGTCAAGGTACGGCAGTATTTGTTCCTGGTTTGACAAGGGTAACAGAAGAAGAATATTCAGAGCAAAAGGACAGAATGAAGCAAGGATTAATTCCTTCCCTAAATGACCTTGGTGCCATAGATGCAGCACAAAAAACTTTAAGGATGTACGGCGATGAGGGATAATTCTGATTACGTTAGTGCAAAACTAAATACACAAGAGCAAGAAGAAAATATCTTTCACGCACAAGACCCATTTAACAAAACATGGGATGATTTAAAAGATCTTGGTGGCATCAATCAAAATTTTAAAAGAAGAACTGTCAGACTTTTAAACAAGGCTGCTGAAATGACTCCAGCATATTTGGACTCAGCAAATGCTCAGTCATCAGGAGTTGACGGTACAGGAACTAAGGGTATTAATCCTGGAACAGTATACCGAAATGGATATGGTCTGTTTGATATTATTACTCCACCATACAACATGTATGAGCTTGCAAACTTTTATGATACATCTTTTGCTAACCATGCTGCTATTGATGCCAAGGTAGAAAATGTTGTAGGTCTTGGATATCGTTTTGATATTTCAGACAGAACATCTTTACGCCTTGAAACTTCAAGTGATGAGCAAGCATCTGCTCGTGCTCGAAAAAGAATTGAGCGCATGAAGATTGAGCTTCGTGATTGGATAGAGAATTTAAATGATGATGACTCATTTACAAAGACTATGGAAAAAGTTTATATAGACTTAGAGGCAACAGGAAATGGTTTCATTGAAATAGGAAGAACTGTTGAAGGCGACATCGGATACCTAGGTCATATTCCAGCAACTACTGTTCGTGTTCGTAGATTAAACGATGGCTTCCTTCAGATTATTGGTCAGCAAGTAGTTTACTTTAGAAACTTTGGGGCTAAGAACCAGAACCCAGTTACTGTAGATACTAGACCAAATGAGATTATTCATATTAAGCAATACTCACCACTAAATACCTTTTATGGTGTACCAGATATTGTTGCTGCTTTTCCATCTTTGATTGGTGACAAGTTAGCATCACAATACAACATTGACTACTTTGAAAATAAAGCGGTACCACGATATATCATTACTTTAAAGGGTGCCAAGCTAAGTGCAGATGCAGAAGATAATATGTTTAGATTCTTGCAGACTGGACTAAAATCTCAATCCCATAGAACTTTGTACATACCACTTCCTGGAGATACAGATCAAAACAAGGTTGAGTTTAAGATGGAGCCAATTGAAAATGGTATCCAAGACGGATCATTTAAAGAATATAGAAAGCAAAATCGTGATGATATCCTGATTGCCCATCAGGTTCCAATTTCTAAACTTGGTGGCTCTGACTCTGGTATCGCAGCAGCTTTGTCTCAAGATCGCACATTCAAAGAACAAGTTTCACGACCAGCACAACATCATCTTGAAAAGATTATCAATAAGATCATCAAAGAAAAAACAGATATTCTAGAGTTAAGGTTTAATGAGCTAACCCTTACAGATGAAATTGCTCAGTCTCAAATTCTTGAACGTCTTGTTAAGACTCAGATCATGATGCCAAATGAGGCAAGAGAAGCTCTTGATCTTCCACAAACTAAAGACGGAGATACACCTTTTGTAATGTCTCCAGGACAAGCAAATGATGCTCAATCAAATGCAACTTCAAATCGTCAACGGGATACAGAAAGAGTCAATAACCAGTCAGATGGCCCAGCAACTATTGCTGGAAGAAATCCTAAAGGTGAAGGAAGATCATCTCAATAATTGAGAAAACTCATAAATGTTTGGTATAATAGATAAGCTATGAATATAAATAAAGCTTCCTGGGTTACCGACGGAGACAACGTTCGTCTATCAATGCCTTTTGGCA